TGCATGAGGTGGTCGACTCCGAAGGTGGCGCTGTCTGGTACGAGCCGTTGGCGGTCGGCCTGGACGGTGGGTTGCGGTTCCTGAGCCGTTCCGGTCGGGTGACGCAGTCTCGCTACAACACCTCGCAGACGACGTTCTCGGCTGCGTCGGTTGGGTTTCGCGATCCGGTGGTGTCGTCGGCGCGACAGTTCATCGTTCGTCAGACTGCGTACACGCGCACGGGTGGCGTCGAGCAGGTGTCCGGTTCGGGCGTGCCGCGACGGACCAAGGCGGATCTTGTAAATGTCGACGACAACACGGTGCTGGCGCTCGCGCAGCTGGCGGTCGCGATCGGTTCGCCGGCCGACAACTACCGAGTGCGTGGCGTGTCGTGCGATCCGGTCAACGGTCAGACGTGGGCGTCGCTGCTCGACCTCGGAATGCAGGACCGATGCACGGTGACCGTTGTGCCGCCGGTGTCGGGTGCGTCGATCAGCCGTCAGGTGTTCGTTGACGGCATCGCCCACCACATCCGCCCGCAGCAATGGTCGATCGACTTCGCGTTTCAATCGGCCGCGGCGTGGACCGGGTTCTCTGCGTCGGTGTGGGACACCGGGGTGTGGGATACGGCGAAGTGGTTCTACTGAGATGGAGATCGTTGTCGTGGTGCATCTGATCGCTGAGGCGTCGTCGCCTGGTGCTGGTGGCATGTGGCGGTGGGCTGTCCATGTCGGCCGCGACTTCGGTGATGCCGAGTCGTGCCTGAATGCCGGCGCCGAGGATGAGCAGTGGCTCGCCGAGTTGCGCGGCCAAGCCGTCGCAGTCGCTGCGGCGAAGGTCGCTGAGTGGTGCGGTGCGCTCGAGCTCACCGACGAACCAACGACTGTCGTGCTCGATCACGACCCGTGTGGGCCTGCGTGGCCGTTGCTTCGAGTGGAGGACTTCTAGATGGCTGCACGTTCAACGCTCACCGTCACGAGTGGCACAACGATCACGAGCGCGTGGGGCAACTCGGTGCGCGACCACGCCGTGCCGTACACGACATCGAACGACGTCACGACCGAGGGCATGTTGGCGGTCAACACGTCGACTGATCAGTTGGTGATCCACAACGGGTCAGCGGCGGTGCAGTTCGGCACCTACGGGACGCCGACCACGTGGACAGGTACGCCGACGCAGACCGGGTTCGCCGGATCATGGGCTTCGACCGATTGTTTCTATACCCGTTTTGGTCGGCTGATTGTTGGCGTTGGTCAAATCGACATCCTGACTGGCGCCGGCACGGCTGGGAACGGCATCTCCCTCGTGACCAACCTGCCGGTCCCGGCTATCACGCTTCAATCTGTCGGGGCGTTCCGTTATCACGATTCAGGGTCAACGTACTACGCCGGAACGATCACCCTGAACACGTCCGGCGGGTTCGGTTTTGCAGTTTCGGGCAACGCCAGCGGCTTCGGTGTATCGCCGTCAGTCGGCCTTGCCTCTGGCGATCAGTTCTTTGTGCAGTTCTCCTACTTCGCCGCGTCGGCGACCTGATCGGAGCCAACCAATGTTTCGCACTCTCCCTCTTGTCGCGCTCGTCGTCGCTGTGACGGCATGTGATCCGACGCCTGCCGAGGATGACCGCAAGTACTGCGATGTTGTCGCGACCGAGGTGCAAGGCGGCACGACCGGAACCGGCGTGGACATCGACGGCGACGGCTGGCTGACGATCTGCTTGCGCGCTGACATCGTGACGTTGACGACTGAGCCCTGATGGCTGCCTGGTCCGAGATTCGCAAGCCGCTCACCTACCCGGCCGGCGTCGACTTCAAGAGCAACGGTCTGCTGCGCGCCGACCAGTTGCGTAACAGCATGGCGCCCGGTCACGGGTTCGTCGCGTTGCATCCGTTGGCGTCGCGTGCGTTTGATGTGTTGCAGTTCAACTGTTGGAACGAGACGGGCCAGCAGCTCACCGTCGTGTCGTTGGCCGACGGATACCGGAACCTGCAACGCCAGGAGACGACGTTCTACGCCCGGTACGTCGACAAGTACAACCCGGTCACCTGCACCCAGTCGACGAAGTTCTGGCAGGGCAAGACGTGGTGGTTGAAGCGTGGCAACGCGATGGCCGCCGTCCCCGGCACGTCGAACCACGGCTGGGGTCTGGCGTTCGATGCGGCGTGGTGGGTGCAGACACCGTCGGGCTGGAAGATTCAGGCGGTCGGCACGAACCGTTGGGCGTTCGCCTGGCTGGAGGCCAACGCGCTCGACCACGGGTTCGCCTGGAACAACCGCACGGAGAACTGGCACCTCGAGTACGTTGACGGCGACGCCATCCCTGAGCGTGTCACGAACCTCGAGCGACTGTTCGGGATCGTCGCATGACCGCCCTGAGCGAAAACCTGTCGGTCGCCCTGATCGCCGTGTTGGGCACGACGATTCCGGCGCTGCTCGGCCTGCTCGGCATCTACGTGCAGAACCGGCGCCTGTCGAACGTGCAGCGCGACGACCATGCGAACACGGCGAAGAAGGTCGACGACCTCGTGATCGGCCAGGCCGAGATCAAGGCCGACATTCGCGACGTCAAGGACGAGGTCCGCTCGCACGGTGACCGGCTGCGCTCGCTCGAGCACTGGAACGTCACACAGGACGAGACGACGGCGATCGTCCAGTCGAACGCCCGCAAGTTGTCAGCCATCAACAAGGAGAACAAGCCACATGCTTCGTGACCTCATCCCCGCCAAGTACCGCAAAGCCGTCTACTCGGTGCTCGCCACGGCGTTCGCGTTGGAGGGCATCTTCGACGTGGTGCCCGAGGGCGCACAGTCGAAGATCCTGGCGGCGCTCGCCGTGCTCGGCTTCTCGTTGGCGACGTCGAACACGAACAAGACCGACGAGGGAGTCTGACTCATGGCCCTGAAAATGTCTGCCGCCGTCCGCAACGCCATGCTGGACGCCATCACTGCACAGGTCGGTACGACCGCAAAGCTGCGGATCTACTCGGGGTCGCGCCCGGCCAACGTCGCAGCGTCGATCACTGGCACGCTGCTCGCCGAGCTGACCTGTAACGCCACGTTCGCCCCTGCGGCGTCCGGTGGCGTGCTGACGCTCAACTCGATCACGTCCGACACGTCGGCTGATGCGACCGGTACGGCGTCGCACTTCCGTCTGTGGAACTCGGCCGGCAACGTGGCGATGGTCGACGGCGACGTCGGCACATCCGGGTCCGACCTGAACCTCAATACCGTCTCACTGGTCAGCGGCGCGACGGTAGCCGTCACGTCGTTCACCGTGACCGCCGGCAACGCCTGATCGACAAGGAGCATCACTCATGGCATACACAGACGTTGACACCGCATTTCTCGCCACGAAGGCGTCAGGCGACCTCAAGGGACGCGTCGAAGCCGCGCTGCTTCGCCGTGCAATCACTCGCATCCCGTCGGTTGTCGCGAACGACGACCAAAAAGAGTTGGCCGCTCATCGGGCGATCGTCGACGGCAGCTACCCGCAGTCGTGGGTGAAGCTCGTCGTGTCGCTGCTCGACACAGCGAACCAACTCGCCGCACCGACCGACGCGAACATCGACGCCCAGTGCGCGACGGCGCTTGATCGCATCCTCAAGACGAGGAGCTGACCCGTGGCCGTCACGAAGCACAAGAGCTATACCGCGGCGATCGCTTCGGCGCTCACGACCGACCTGAACAGCCTCGCCAACGGCAGCGCGTCGGCAGCGTCGGCAGCGCTGGACAACACGTCCAACCTCGACCTGTACCACGACCTCACGCTGACCGTCGCGGCGCAGGGTTCTGCCCGTTCGGCTGGTGCGACGGTGTCGGTCTATCTGGTGATGGCGCTCGACGGCACGAACTACGACGACGCGAACGCGTCGACAGCTGAGCTTGTTGCAGTGTTCTCGCTCGACGCGGCGACCACGGCCCGCCAGGCGACCCGTCGTGACGTGCCCGTGCCGCCCGGCCTGTTCAAGTACTTCGTCGTGAACAACACCGGTCAGGCGTTCGCAGCCTCGGGTTCGCTGCTCGAGTTCCGGGCGCACTCGATCGAGACGGCCTGATGTCGGCGCCGGCCATCGGGCTGCGGCCTCGGTTCGCCCCACCCCTCGCAACTGCGAAGGTCGACTGGTCTCACCCGTTGGCTCAGGGTTTGGTCGGGTACTGGCTGGCGCGTAGCGATGGATTCGTGAACCTGTGTGGCGGTCCCGACCTGCTCGCCGGTGCTGCCGCCACACGATCGATCCGTCTCTCGACGTCATTCGGTCACGCGAACGGCATGGACACCTCATCCCGATCGGTTCCGTCTTACTCGCTGTCGGCTCCGACGAACCTTCAACTGACCGACCGGGTGTCGTTGATGTGGGCCGGGAATGTGGGCACCGGCAACACCAACAACTGTCGCCTCTTGTCGATGGAGTTCAACTCAACTTCATCCACGCCCTTCGTGTCGTATGGGATCTACCAGAACGCGTCGGGGCAGGTTACTGCTGCGATCAACTCTGCCGGTTCCTTCTCGACTGCTGGCCCCGCAACGGCCACGAACGGGTCAGACAATGTCGCTTTTCTCACCTACAACCGGACAACGCTCTCCTTGCGTTACGGACTTGGCGCACCAGTCACGGCGTCGCTTTCGGGCGCCATCACTTACGGGTCGGGGCCACGGCTGGTGATCGGCAATGTCGCATCCGTCGTGCCCCTCACTGGTGCAGTGATGGCAGTCGGTGCGATCTGGTCGCGTGCTCTGTCGACTGCCGAGCAGGACGCCATGTACGCCGATCCGTTTCAAGTCTTGAGGAGTTGACGCCGTGCCCGCACTCGCACCAGCACGCGTAGCACTGCTCTCGTACGCGATCACCGTCACCAACGCCACCGGCACCGTCGCCGTCACCATCGACGACTTCACGTCAACAGCGTCCGGCACCATCGAGTTCACCGGTACGGCGACGGCGACCCTTGCCGACTTCACCAGCACGGCATCGGGCACGCTCACGTTCACGGGGACCGTTTCGGCGACGTTGGACGACTTCACGTCGTCGGCGTCGGGTACGTCGCTACAGAACGTCACCGGCACCGTCGCTGCGCTGCTCGCCGACTTCACGTCGACCGCGACCGGCACGGGCGGGGCGACGCTTGTCGGCTACGTCACCTTGACCGAGGCGCTCGTCGCGACGGTCACGCTCACCATCACGTCGGAGGGATGATGCCGAACTACACGCGTCAGATCGGCCAGCAATCGACCGCCACGGCGTCGTTCTACGACGACGCCGGCACACTCACCGACCCGTCGACGGTGACGTTTCTGTGGCGCACCGCCGCGGGCGTGGAAACGGACTACGTCTACGGCACCGACGCCGAGGTCACCAAGACGTCGACCGGCGTCTACGCGTTCGTCGCCCCGACCTATGCGGCATCGGGCAAGCACGTGGTCAGGGTCAAGTCGACCGGTCTGGTCGCTGCCAGCGAGCTGGCAATCGGCGTGCAGCGGTCGTCGTTCACAGCGCCCTAGCTAGTCCTCCACCCCGCCACCGGTCCCCTTTCCGCACGGTGGCGGGGTGGTGCAACTTTCAATACGCATCCTTTGATGTTTCCCTGACTGTTCAGGGTTACGCCAAAGCCACGCAAAGTCGCAGGATGCACCCTTGCCCCACGGACGGGGCACCCCATGACCATCCCCACAAGGAGGCCGCAAGGTGAAGTCCGAACCCAAGCCCACACTCAGCGCGCAAGCATTCGAGTCGGTCGGCCGTCGTGGCCCACAAGCCGACGTCGTCAAGGTCGCCGACCGAATGCCGCCCGACCTGCGCGCCGAGTTCGTCGCAGCCGTCAACGACCGCACGGTGCCCGCCGCAGGGCTCGCCCGCGCCGTCACCGCACGCGGCTACGAGATCGCCCAGCAGTCGATCTCCCGGTTCCGTCTCGACGGCAAGGTGCTCGCGTGAGTCTCGCCGATGAGGCCGGCGCAGCGTCGGAACTGACCGAACTGCGAGCCGCCCTCGCACGTTCGCAGCGTCAAGCGATGAAACGCCAGATCGCCAGAGACGAACTCGTCGGCGCCGTGTACGCCGCGGCGAAGGATGCGGTGTTGGCCCACGGGCCTGCACCGAAGATCAGCGCGCCACCACGCGACCGCCGCAAGGCGCGTTCCGAGGTGGCGCTGTTGCATTTGACCGATTGGCAGGTTGGGAAACGGTCGATCAGCTACGACATGGGCATCGCCCGCCGGCGCATCATGCAAGCCGCCACGTCAGCGGTTGAGCTGACCGAACTGCAACGCGCCGACCACCCGGTCACCGAGTGTCACGTCATGCTTGGCGGCGACATGATCGAAAACATCGCAATCTTCCCCGGCCAAGCGTTCGAGGTCGAAGCGGGCGCGTTCGAGCAGGTGATCCACACCGCTCGCACCATCGAAGCTGTCATCACGTATCTGCTCGAGCATTTCGAGACGGTGCATGTGTGGGAAGAGATCGGCAACCATGGGCGTATCGGCCGCAAGGGCGAGTCACCGCACGGCGACAACTTGGACCGGATGGCGTACACGTTGGCGCGGTCGTCGATGGCGCCGACCGATCGGCTCACCTGGCACCCGTTCACAGGTGGGCTCGGCACCCATGTTCACATCGGCGAGTACACGGCGTTGCTGGTTCACGGCGACGAGTTCAAGAGCTTTGGTGGCAACACGCCGGCGTTCGGCATTCTCCGCAAGTGCAACGCCTGGGCGACCGGTGTCGTTGATCCGTTCCATGACGTCTACATCGGCCACTTCCATCATGCGATGGATCTGACGATGGCGAACGGTGGCCGCATCTTCGTCACTGGTTCGCCCGAGTCCGACAACGAGTACGCCAAGGAGTTCGTTGCTGCGTCGTCGCAACCGTCGCAACGCCTGCACTTCGTCGACCCGGTGAAGGGACGCGTGACCGCCCAGTACATCGTCTGGTTGGACAAGTGAAGCCGTACCCCGTCTTCATCGAGTGGAACGACGCTGCCGATGTCGGTGAGGGCTGGGTGTGCTTGGACGACTTCGAGGATGAGCATGTTGCGCCGTGTGAGGTCGTTTCTGTCGGCTGGCTTGTGCGTGAGTCGGAGTCGGCGGTACTGCTGGCGATGTCAATCACTGCGTTTGGAGACGGCCGTGCGACGTTCACTGTGCCGACTTCGGCGATCAAGACGATGGTGAGGTTGAGGCCACATGCATGAGTTTTCGAACGCCGAGGCCCGCGAGCTCGCCGCACTGATGGTGCGCGTCGGCCGGCCGACGAACCAAGACGACAAGGACCAGCTCGAGCGGTGGGTCGGCCGTCTGTCGCGTCGTGGCGGCTGGGTGCTGCCACACGACACCGACCTGCTCGCCTGAGTCGGGACGGTCCTGCCGTTTGCGTCGGGACGATGTCAAGCATTGTTGACCTGACGCTGCGTCGGGTCAACTATCCGATACCACGCCCACACGCAACCGAGCGCAACGATCACGCCGCCATCCCTCCGGGGGTGGCGGCGTTGTTTGCGTTCTAGGCGACGTACAGGCCCGGTAGCTTGCTCGCCGTCTCGCCGCCACCCCACCCGCAATAGCCCATCGTCGTCTGCGGCGACTCGTGGCCGAGCACCTTGCCGACGGCAACGATGTTGCCATCCATGACGCGAGCGAGCTCGGTGGCGAACGACGA